TTATGGCCGCAGTCGGAATCGAGAACCGCAACGTCAATGCGGACAGTCTGATCCATGCGCCGCGCAGTGCCCGAGAACACGGCTGGCGTATAGCACTCGCCGTTTTTGTTGCCGACACCGGGGCGGTTAAGAATCTCTGCGAACTGATCAAGCGTGATCTCGCGTCGATCCGACCACTTCACTTCGCTATGCGATTTGCCGAAGGTGAGATTTATTTTGTGCATATTCAGTCCAATATTTTCCGCCACCGGATCGGTCATTGTCTCATGCCTCAGAAGGGGATCAGCTCACCGTTATAGGTATCAATGATGGTCTCGAGCAAGACCCGCCATTCGATTGGCGTCAATTTTGCCAAATCCGTTTTGTCGAGTGTCTCCAGGTATCCACCAGCGGCTTCACCTGCTTTTGTGATCGCTTCTATTTGTTCTAAATTCCAGCGCATTTTTTTTCCTATTCTCAGTATTTTCGATCCAGGGAACGCATCAAGCACGGCTTTGATTTTGGCGTGTTCTTCGTCAGTCAAACTTATACCCGACGATGGACGTGTATTTTCCCTCTAAGCGCACGCGGATATGAGATGGGCGGATCAAGTCTTTCACATACAAAAGCGCGTCGTCAATCGTCAACGGTGTTGACGATCTTTGCATCCGCCTGACCCACCATGACCTAGCTTTTTCCTGTGCGTAGCCTTGGTGCTGCAAGCATATCCACTCGCGATGGCGAATGATCCCGGTGTAATAGGTAACCATCAGCGAAGGTGGTTTCCCAACTTTCTGGTGCTTGTGATAATGGACATCGCCGACCTTGAGCCAGTCGGATTTGACCTGCGTCGATAAGATCGGGCTGACATCGGGGATGTCGGCGATCTTGATCTCGCGCTCCGGGAACTCGTAGTCGCAATTGGGGCATATCATCGAGGCGATGGCCTGGATCATCTCGCACTCGGGGCAGACCTTGGTCGGAGCTTCGCCGTTGCCCCTCTCGCCTGGGCGCGATGCCTTGATAGAATCGACCGGGCCATGACGCCGCGTGTTGCCGGCAAAATCAAGGACGAGGCATTCGGTCTTGCCTTCCGCAAGGCGCGTCCCGCGTCCCAGCATCTGCACATACAGGCTCTGGCTCTTGGTCGGGCGCAGCATGCCGATCAGGTCGATGCCGGGCGCATCGAAGCCGGTGGTCAGCACGTTCATGTTCGTGATGCACCTGATCTTGCCCGCCTTGAACTCGCGCAGGATGCGATCACGATCTACGGCAGGCGTCTCGCCGTTGATCGTCTCGCAGGTGATGTCGTACTTCCGCACCTCGTCACGCACTGCTGTGGCATGCTCGACGCCTGAGCAGAACACAAGCCAGGATCCACGGTTGTCTTCTAGGCCAGCCTTGACGATCTCACTGACGGCACCGCTGTTGTTCTTCGCCGTGTTGACGGCAGCTTGCAACTCGGTCGGGTTGAACTCGCCGCCGCGAAGGTGGACGCCGCTCACATCGATCACGGTCTTCGTCTGCTTCGGAATCAACGGCACGAGGTAGCCCTGGTCGATCATGTCGAGGAGAGATATGTCGATGGCGATGTCGGTGAACAGCGCCTCTTCGCCCTCTGTCAGAAGGCCCTGATCCATGCGAAATGGTGTCGCAGTCAGGCCGACGATTTTCAGGTCAGGGTTGATCTGCGTCACTTCATTGAGGAAGCGCCGGTACATGCCGGTGGCCGACTTGTTCCGCAGGTGCGCTTCGTCGATCAGGATCAGGTCGCAGCGTTGGATATCGTATGCCCGGCGGTGAACAGATTGAATACCGGCGAACATGATCTGCGCCCCGATCTCCCGCCTGTTCAGGCCAGCACTGTATATGCCAGCAGGCGCTTCCGGCCAGAACGTCAGCATCGCATTGAAGTTCTGCTGGATCAGTTCCTTGACGTGCGTCAGTACGACGACGCGAGTGTCGGGCCACTGGTGCAGAGCTTCGCGCAGGAACTCAGCCAGCACGACGCTCTTGCCGGTGCCGGTCGGCATGACGACAAGCGGATTCCCGCTGTGGTGTTGGAAGTAGTGGTAGACAGCGTCGATAGCCTTACGCTGATAATTTCGCAATTCCATGGCAATGATCTTTATAAAAGCACCACTTGCATTCATACCAAGACGGATCGTTTGAGAGGCGAGCAAGTGGTGCCATCGCCCCTAGAATCCGGTGGGCCTTGTCTCTGATCGCTTCAAAGTCCACTTCGTTAAACCGGGTGCAGACAGCTTCCCAGTCACGCCCGCCGGGCGTGCAGACAGTCAGGTAGTGATCATCGAGGCCCGTATAGCCCATATAGGACTGCGCTTGCGCGTAGTACGTCGCGTCCCACTGCTTCAGCGTGTTCTGCTCTCCTAGATCGGCCTTCAGCAGTTTAAACTGCATGAACTTTTTAAGGTTGGTGCATTTAGCTTCCCAGACGTGCCAGACCGAAGGCGCGTGAACGAGGCCCAATATTTTGCCATCAAGGTGGCCGCGAAACTGACCCTCGAAGTCTTCAACACCGAATTGGCGACCGTTGTCGTCTTCCGTGAGGAGCATGATGCCGGGCGTTGCCTTAAGCCGATCAGCAATTAACGCCTCTGATCGGTGGCCGTCTTCGAACCGCATGATTGTCGGGGCATCGAACGTCTCAGTCATCGGCGTGTGATAGCTGTACCAGAGCTTGCGTGAGCAAGCCCCGCCGATAGACGACATCCCTAGATATTTGCGCCGTGGTTTAGAGTTTTCGTTTTCGACAATGGCGATTTCGGCACGCTGCAACGTAAGGTCGTGCGGCGTTTGCTTTGGCAGAAAAACCATTTCCCACGCTCCTCAACACTATAAAAAAGTGGAGGCCGACACGGGGATGCCGGCCTCCTGACGACTAGGCGTTACGACGCCACGGGGGAACGCTGGAAGCACTCCCGACATTGGCGTTTTGTGTACCAGTAGTCGTCATCCCACCAGCCGGGGAAGCGGCTGACGGAAGCGAGGAGCCGTTCTTTGAAGCCTTGTAGCCCTTAACTTCGTTCTGAGCGTTGCGCTCGATGCCTTGCTTGTCTTTGCCGGCTTCTTTGACCCAAACGACAGCGACGAACGGCTTGAAATGCAGAATTACGTCATCACTAAAAGTGCCGCCCACGCCAACTGCATAGCTGATTGTCGTCAGTTTCTTCCAAGCAATATCAGAGGCCTGCTTGTTGGCATTGTAAAGATTCAGACGATCATAGATGTGCCGACCTTTGCTTGGGCCGTCAGTGATCTGCATATCAATCCAGAGGTACCGGCCCGTGCCGGCCTTGGTGTCGCGCAGTTCACTATTGATGATCTCAACATTGTAATCGCCGGGAGGAAGAACCTCGAACGACGTATCTGGTTCGTGCTGCGACGGATCGAAAACTTGACCTAGATTTGCCATTTTCTTCTATTCCTTAATTTCGGTTTGATTCAGGGCAGGGACGCCAGCAGCAAAATCCAACCACGTCATTGGGATCATGGGCGGAAGATTAAAACGCTGCTTGGCGAGGAACGCGGGCCGCTCTTCGGTGTAGAGAACGCGATCTCCACCACCAACAGCGCGGGTTACTTTTTTGCCAAATCCCGCATCAGACTTTACGGTGCTGATTCGGTAGTTGGCAAACATTACGGCATCCATCGACTCCTGCAAGAGGGCGCTCGCGCCCTTGTGCAGCTTCGGTGAGTACCGGTCATACGGCTCGTTATCAGGCGCGTCGAAGCGGCTGATCTGGCTGTGTGCGATCATGCAGATCGTCATGCCACGGTCGTCGCGCAGAGCGCGGAAACCTTCAATGACAAGACGCCACAGGTCGAGAGCGGCAACGTAGCCACGCCCATAGCCCGGTGTTTCGATGTTCACCCACCCGTTGTCCTTGGCGGCCTGAGCCCACACAAGAACTTCGAGGTGATCGGCGCTGTCCAAGATCACGGTGCGATAGGTGTGATCTTCGGCATAGAGCGCACCGATAGCCTGCATCACATCTTCGAACGTCTTGAGCAGGCCGAACGTCGGTGCGCCGATCAGACCCAGGCCGTCTTCGGTCTGGATGAAGATCGGATCGGGTGCAGACGCCGCGAACGACGTTTTACCGACGCCATGCGTGCCGTAAACCATGATCATGGGCGGCACGAGAGCAACGCCGGATTTCACATTGGAGAGAGAGATTGCCATTATGCATCCTTCGCAATTTTGTATGTCTCACGCCCAACGCCGACAGATCGAGCCGGTGCAAATATGGCCTTGAGCGAATCGGGCCACGCCGAGTAGCGGCTTTCTGGGACTGTGTATTTCACGTTGACGTACTGCTCGATAGGCTCGCCTTGCTTGGCGATTGTATCGACAGCCGTCTTGAGCGCCGCCTGATCCCACTCAACGTCTTTGGGCAGGTCGGCGATTATGGTGTGGACACCGATTGCCATACGGATGGTGCCGGTGTCTTTGCCGGCGGCCTGACGAATGTCTGCTGCCGACGCTGAAAAACGATCAACGAGAGCTGTGTGCAGAACGGTATCAAGGCTTTTGCAGTCGGCTTTTAAGACGCTCATTTCTTCCAGCAGCATTGCAAGTTGCTCTACCGGGAGGTTGGAAACCTCGTGGATTTGCATGTTGCGTAGCTGCGCCAGCATGACGCGGTTAGTCATTTAGTCCCTTTCTTTTCTTGCTCGAACACGATGAGACACGACCCCGCCGAGCGGTAAGATCGTGAATGCTTTATTGACGGTTGAGACCGAGGCCTAAAGGAGCCATAATGGCTTTCGGCTTATCGAATATCACATACGTCAATATTGCCAGGGGCGTCGTTCGATTAACCTGCCCTGCCTGGGCCGAGATTGCAACTGTAAAAAAATGGAGCGTGTTTTGCGTTTTATGATGACCCTTTCAATGCCGAGTTTTTCGAACAACTTGGTACATCAAGTAATTTGCGATCACGATTCAACGTCGTTACAGGAATTTACTGAACTCTTGAACGACACCGACTTTGTGACCGTCCATCAATACTACAACGTCAAAGACGAAGCGTCCGGCGAACGCGACTGGGAATACAAGGGCGAGCTTACGATCAACACCTCGCTGATCGGCAAGGTCCAGGTGTACGTCGATAAGAACACGCCCGTCGAACGCTACCGGCGCGAGACGACGCTGTCTCTGCGCCCCGTTCGCCGCTGGTCAGGTCAGACCGCTGCCCGCAATCACAAAGGTGTTCGACGCGACACACAGGACCGTTGCAACGCCGCGCTGGGCGAGCGTGCGGTTGCCCGTCGTCGCAGTGCCGGACAGATACATGGTCACACTGCCGCCCTGCGTGATTGTCTGGTCGGATGCCGAATTGTTGTAGATCGAGATGGCATTGCCGTCAGAGAAGATCGAGGCCGGAACCGTGACGCCACCGGTCGTGATGTTGATGTATTTGCCGACATCAGCT